TATAATGTTTTTACATGGATACCTGTTGCACCTTTTGGTAAGTATTTTTCAGGTTTTGATAGGTAGGCTGTTCCAGCAATATCTAAATGTATCCATGGAACATTATTAGCTACAAAATATTCTATAAATAATCCTGCAGTAATAGTACCACCTAATCGTCCTCCCGTATTTTTTATATCAGCAACTGACGATTTGTTTAATTTTCTAAAAAATAATGTTTGATTTTCTAAACTGCTTGTGTATAATGGTATCACCTTAAGCAGAAAGGAATTTATGATGGATATAAGAACTAAGAGATTAAATGAAGCTTTTCACGCTTCTGGGCTCTCGCAAAGTGAGCTTTGTGAGAAAGCCAATATAAATAAAGGTGCGTTATCTTCCTATTTGTCTGGAAGGTATTTCCCAAAGCAAATCGCACTAGAGAAGTTATCATCTGCATTAAACGTCTCTATTTCTTATTTGATGGGGTTTGACGATAGTTCACAAAAGAAAGTATCCTCTCGTCCTCTTCCATCTAACATCATTCTGCCTTCAGCGCACAAGCTCCCTATTATGGGTACTATATGCGCAGGAGATGGTGTTGTATGCGAAGATGATTACCAGGGTACGTTTATAGTAGATATAGATGTTAAAGCGGATTACTGCCTGAAAGTACACGGCGACAGTATGATTAGTGCCAATATCTATGATGGAGATATCGTATTTATTTCAAAGTCTTATGATTTTGTTCAAGATCAAATATATGCGATCGAAAGATTAGATTACAACGAAGCTTCTCTAAAGAGAGTTACGCAGGATGGCGACACGTTGATACTTAACCCTTGCAATCCTGAGTATCATGCAATGGTTACTGACTACGAAGAAGTGAGAATAATCGGGCGATGTGTCGGTGTGCTACATAAATATGTATAGGAGGTTTATATGGAAAGTTTTGGGAACATTATTTTATACGAGATGGAAAATCACCAAGAGACCGTTTCTGTTACATTTAAAGATGAAACATTTTGGTTAACTCAAAAGGCTATGTCTGAACTATTTGGAGTTGGTGTTCCTGCAATCAGTAAGCATTTGAATAATATTTTCATTGATGGTGAATTAAACGAATCTTCAGTCATTTCCAAAATGGAAACAACTGCGAGAGATGGCAAAATTTACAATACCAACTTCTATAATCTCGACGCCATTATTGCTGTAGGATATAGGGTTAATTCAAAGCAAGCTACTCGTTTTCGCCAATGGGCAACTGCCACACTTAAAGAATACATTACCAAAGGCTTCGTACTAAACGATGATATGTTGAAGAACGGAAAACCTTTCGGCAAGGATTATTTCAAAGAGCTCCTCGAAAGAGTACGTTCCATCCGTGCCAGTGAAAGAAGAATATATCAGCAAATAACTGACATATATGCAGAATGCAGCATAGACTACGATAGGCAGTCACCTACTACAAAAGATTTCTATGCTATGATTCAAAACAAATTCCATTATGCCATTACCGGTAAAACAGCAGCTGAAATCATATATTCAAATGCTGACCACACGAAGGATCATATGGGACTTACTACTTGGAAGAATGCTCCGGATGGACGGATATTAAAGAAAGATGTTTCTGTTGCGAAGAATTATCTTTCTCAAGATCAAATTCGCAGACTAGAAAGAACTGTTTCAGGATACTTTGACTATATAGAAGACTTAATTGAGCGTGAAAACACGTTTACGATGGAAGAGTTCGCAAATAGCGTTAATGAATTTCTTGCATTCCGCAGGTATGATATTCTACACGACAAAGGGAAAATTTCAAATAAGGCAGCTATCAGTAAGGCGAATGAAGAGTTTGATGTATACAACAAGAATCAGAAAATCTTTTCGGACTTTGATAAGGAAATTAAGAAGCTTAAATAGAATAAGTATATCTGGGTGTAAAGAATTATCATGTAAGATAGTATAGATTGAATTATGCCGTTGTCGCATTAAGTGATGATTTAATTTATATTTTGATTATCCAATTGTGGGAAGGAGAAAAGCATGGAATACAATGTGTATTGTGATGAAAGCTGTCACTTAAGGCGCAATTATTCTAATGTTATGGTTTTAGGTGCGATATATTGTGATCGCTCAAAAGCTAAAGAAATCAACAATGAAATCAACGCTCTTAAGGAAATTTATGGGTTTAGTAAGAAGTCTGAAATTAAGTGGACTAAAGTTTCTCCATCTGGTCTAGACTTTTACCTTTCTCTAGTTGACTATTTCTTTAATAATAAGCATTTGGCCTTTAGAGGATATATTGCTAGGGGAACAGATGAGATTCGAACTAAATCAGCTAAAGACTATGATACTTGGTACTATAAAATGTATTATCGAACACTTGAATATGTCGTTGATCAGGATGTGGACTCGCAGTATAACATATATCTGGATATAAAAGATACAATAGGCTCTACCAAAGTTGCCACTTTAAAAAACTATTTAAACGCACACTATGGCAATGGTCAGATTAAAAAAATGCAACTTGTAGATTCGTCTGATATAGCTATTCTGCAGCTAACAGATTTACTAATTGGAGCTCTTGCTTATAAGCATCGTCAACTCAAAACAAGTCAATCAAAACTTGAGATTATCAACAAAATTGAAGAGTTATCAAGTCAGGACATATTTCTTTCTGTTCCAAAAGCTAATTCTAAAGCTAATTGGTTTGTTTGGGTTCCAGATTCTTGGAGGTAGCACTAATGGAAAATTGTATTATTTCAGATAAGCTTTCTGAACCGATGCTATATAACGGTGCATCTATTGAAAAAATACTAGACAAGGCTATGGATAATTTTTACCATTCTTTTTTAAAGAAAGAGGTCAAACCAAAGTATAATTCAAAAGATATATTTTTTAATATGAATAAAAAGTATGCAAACTTTACATTGAACTATCCAGAAAGGTTTTTGCATATTTCCTCTTTAGATATAGATGATACTAAATATGATATGCTTTTCTGTGAAAATGATTGGGCGAAAAATTCATGTTTTAGTACTTGTGAAAATGGAAATTCTAATAACCCTAATTTTAGGTTAATTGGCAGAATTGAATGTATATACCGCATAAATAGACTTCATTGGATTCCAGAAATAATAAATATAGCTAACAGTGGTTCTAATAATATAAAGGAATGGAATCAATGTTATAAGAACGATAAAGGTATTCTTAAAACAAAAAGATGCATTAGATACACTGATAAAGCTATTGATTATATAATTATTTTAGAAGAATCTAAAAATGGTTATGATTTTATAACGGCTTTCCCTGTTCTTTTAAAAAGCTTTAGACGAAGGTTTGATAAAGAATACTCAGCTTACAAAAACTAAAAAAGCCGGAGAACCAAAGGTAGTCCAGCATGCTCCTACATACACATTGGTAATTGAGCTACTTAAAATATATCATATTGTGTAAAAAAATCAATACATAATGTTTGTACAATGTCGTACAATGTGTGTACTTTATTTAATACAAACTATAAAAATAGCCATCACCTGAGGCAACAGGTAGTGGCTATAGAAATTGGCATCGTTTGATACACAAAGTTCCAACAAAAGTATATCAGCGATGCCTTGGAATTACAAGCAGGGCACTTTTTGTGCTCAGAAATGGATATGTCATGGCTGATTATTATAAAAAGACATTTACTTTTGAAGGGAAGCGTAGATATGTGTATGGCAGAACCGAATTAGAAGCCATTGAAAAAAGAGCTATTCTTAAATCACAACTTGAAGCTGGCAAGGTAGAGATTAGTCGTAATACGCAGGTGACTATCTGGATTAATGAGTGGCTGGATAATTACAAAGAGCCCGAAGTTAATTATAGATGGTATAAAGATATCCAGGCTATGTGCGAGCGATTCATTATTCCAGCTATTGGGCATATGAGATTAAGCTCTGTTAAGCCTCTTCATATCAGAAAAGTGCTAAATCCTCTTCAGGACTATTCCTACTCCTTCAATGCTAAAATCTATGATATTTTGAATCAAATATTTAATACTGCACTTGAAAATGAACTCGTTGTGCAAAATCCTATGACCGGTATTAAAAAGCCTCAAGGAAGGACTCCTAAAAAGAGACGAGCCTTAACTAGTGAGGAGCGAGAAATTTCACTCAAGGTTGCAAATTATCACCGAGGTGGACTATTTATATTGCTTATGTTGTATTGTGGTCTTAGACCTCAAGAAATCGTTCCTCTTCAATGGTCTGATATTGATTTTACATCCAAACGTGTGACTGTTAACAAAGCTCTAAAATCAGATGGGATAGTTCGAGGCTTTACAAAGACTAAAGCTGGTATGCGGAGCATACCTATTCCAGGAGTATTGTTAGATAGATTAATTTCGGAACATGATGATGTTATTGATGACTCGTTAATAATATGTGCGAATACAAGAGGTGAGCGATATACTAAGTCATCGATAAATGATTTGTGGAAAAATTTTAAACGCGAAATGAATATAGCTGCAGGCTGTAAGGTTCATCCACAGAAGCACCAGGTTATGCCACCTTATTTTGTTCAAGCGGATCTAACCTTATACTGTTATAGACATACTTACTGTACCGATTTACAAGCTGCAGGTGTACCAATTAATGTAGCCAAAGAACTTATGGGACATGAGGATATAGCTGTCACATCAAAGATATATACTCATAAATCAGATGTGGCACTTAACAATGCTGCAGAACTAATAGATAAATACAGCCGTGGGGTATAGCCTGTGGTACTAATCTAATAAGGGCTAAAATCACTGATAATAAAACGAGACTCTTAATCAGGGTGTCCAGGGTTCGAACCCCTGATCACGCACCATGTAAAACACCGCAAGTTCAAGGAGTTGCGGT